CAAGGACTTCAGGGACTTCAAGGTAACCAAGGACTTCAAGGAAGACAAGGAAATCAAGGAAGACAAGGTACTCAAGGAATCCAAGGTACTCTGGGAATTCAGGGTACTCAAGGTACTCTTGGTGATCAAGGACTTCAAGGAACTGTAGGAGGTAATTACAACAAAACAGAAACTTCCTATGTTGCTACTGAAGGACAAACAACATTTAGTGGAATATCATATTCTATTGGTTTTGTTGATGTTTATTTAAATGGCGTGAGACTTTCTGCTTCTGAATTTACTGCTACTAGTGGAACTTCTATAGTTCTTTCTGTTGGTGCAAGTGCAGGAGATATTGTTGATATTATTGCTTATACTGGTGGTGCATTGGGAGCACAAGGACTTCAAGGCAATCAAGGAATTCAAGGATTAAGCAATCAGGGAGTTCAGGGTAATCAAGGTCTAGTTGGACAAACAGGTGGAATTACAATATCAAATGATACATCAACAAATTCAACCAGATACTTAACATTTTCTAGTTCTACATCAGGTTCAACTTCTACTTTAAATGTATCCTCAACTAAACTTACTTACAATCCATCAACTGGTCAATTATCTGCGACTGATTTTAATTCAACTTCTGATCTAAACTTAAAAGAAAATATTGAAAAAATTGAAAATAGTATAGATAAATTGAAATTAATTTCTCCAGTTAAGTTTAATTGGAAAGATAGTGGAAAGTCTAGTTACGGTATTATAGCACAAGAGTTGGAAAAAATAATTCCAGAACTGGTTAATGATAATGGAAATAATAAAACTGTAAATTATTCTGGATTAATTCCATTTTTAATTAATGCTATTGTTGAAGAAAATAAATATATAAGAATACTAGAGAAAAGAATTTTATTACTAGAAAATAACCAAATTTAAATGGTAAATTAAAATGGGAAAATCTAGAGATGCTGCAAATTTAGTATCTACAGGAGGACTAAAAATAACAATAAATAATGATTATGTTGGTATAGGTTCAACTGTTCCTACTAGTAAATTAGATGTTAATGGAACAGTAACATCTTTAGAGTTAGATGTTAATGGGACTGCAACTGCTTCCAATTTCAATTCATTATCAGATATTAATGAAAAAAATAATATTAGTAAAATAGAAAATGCATTGGAAATAATTCAGAGTATTAATGGAGTTAAATTTAATTGGAAAAAAGATAATAGTCCTTCCCTTGGAGTAATAGCACAGGATATTGAATCTATAATACCAGAAATAGTATCTGGTGTAAATGTCAAGACAGTAAATTATAATGGAATCATAGCAGTATTAATTGAGGCAATAAAAGAACAGCAAATTCAAATAAATTATTTGCTGGAAAAAATAAAACTTGACATTCTTTGAAAAATTAAGTAGAATCGGTTTGTCGGTCTTAGAGATAGATATAAATGAGACAATTACATAAATCATTAGAAAGTATGAATTTCGTTAAACATTGTATTGAGAATGGTGGTAGTATTCATCCATTAGTAACAGATTCATCAATACTTAAAGGACCAGCATTAACAAATCCATCAATTTACTTAGATGGAGATAAGATTTTAGTTAATCTAAGAAATATTAATTACACATTGTATCACTCTGAAAAAAAGAAATATGAGCACCCATGGGGCCCTTTAGTTTATATTCATCCCGAGAATGATTGGAAGCTTCGTACAAAGAATATTTTGTGTGAATATGATTCTAACATGAATCCAGTTTGGCAAAGGCACATTGATACTTCAGACTTTCCTGATAAAGAGTTATGGGAGTTTGTAGGTCTAGAAGATTCTAGAATTTTCCGTTGGGATGGAAGACTTTTTATATGTGGTGTCAGAAGAGATCTAGACACTATTGGTACCGGTAGAATGGAACTATCAGAGATTGAGATTGGTGATGATTATGTAAAAGAAATTGCACAGTATCGTATTCCTACTCCAGGAGGTAGAGAGTCTTATTGCGAAAAGAACTGGATGCCTATTATTGATATGCCATGGCATTTTGTGAAGTGGACTAATGGAACAGAAGTTGTAAAATATAATATTGAAACAAATACTACTGAAACTGTTGTATTAAAAGATTGGAAAGATCTTGGTTGCATTGATTTGAGAGGAGGATCTCAGGTACTACCTTTTGGCGAAGGTCATATTACTTTATGTCATGAGACATATTTGACAAAAAGTGAGCAAGATCGTAAAGATGGTATCTATCGACATCGTTTTATTGTCTGGGACAATAATTGGGATATTGTCCAAGTATCTTCACAGTTTTCTTTTATGGAAGCAGAGATTGAATTTGCTGTTGGTATGTGTGAATATGGTGATGACTATTTGATTACTTTTGGATTTCAAGATAATGCTTCTTATTTGTTGAGGGTTAATAAAGATATTGTGTGGAAATTTATTGTAAGTTAGGAAAAAATATAATGAGTTTTGATTACAGACAATGTATTGAAAAAGCGTCGAAGTACTTGAGTGGTGAAATTTTAACCGTTGATGTTGGATGCAATATTAATCCAATTGTTGAGATGAACTATGCCGAATGGATAGAAAATTGGAATGATGATTTTACTTTTCTTTTTTTGGAAAAATTCCCACAATCAAAATGTATTGCTATAGAACCACTACACTGGCAAAGTTTTCAGAATAGATGGTTTGAAGATGATAGAGTTAAACTATTAAAAATAGCACTTTCAGATAATGATGGGACGGAATTTATGTTCTATCCTAGCAATAGGCATGTGTTGAGTAGTTTTTATATTAGAGAAGATTTTAACGGAGAAGTATTGAATAGTCAGGAAGTTGAAACTAAAAAACTTGATACTCTTTTTATCGAATCTCAAATCAATAAAATAAACTATTTGAAAATTGATACGGAAGGCGCCGAATATAAAGTACTTCTTGGCGCCAAAGACAGTTTAGAAAAAAAGAAAATTGATTTTATACAATTCGAATATGGTTTGACTGATGAAGATATACCCTCTGTTGAGTTAATTGAAAGTTACTTAATAGATTTTGGATATAAAGAAATTTTAGTTTCTGGAAGAGAAAAATTGTGGACTTGGATTGATTATACATAAGAAGATAATGATTATATTATTAATTATAATATTTCATTAAAGATTCGATCTTAAACAAATGGAGATTTAATAGATGGCGAAACTATTTTCAAACCATAATGATTATTTTAGTAAAATTTATGCCGGAGGCGGATGGGGCCCTATTCAAAGTGGTGGCGGATCCTCCCCGGAAAATACAGTAGAATATAGGGAATTTCTTTCTAATTTTATTAAAGAAAATAAAATTAAAACTGTATACGATTTTGGGTGTGGTGATTGGAGTTTTAGCAAACTCATCGATTGGTCTAATGTTAAGTATACCGGTATTGAAATTGTAGAGAGTGTTGTTAATAATCTTAAACAATACGAAAATGCAAATATTCGGTTTGTATTTTTGGATGATGTAGAAAGATTTTATAAGTGCAAGGGAGATCTTCTTATCATTAAAGATGTTCTCCAACATTGGACAAATAAAGAAATTACTACATTTTTAAATAATGTCAAAGATCAATTTAAATTTATTTTGATTTCGAATAGTTCACCACAAGGAGAAGATTGGCAAGAAACTCCAGAAAGAAATAGGCCACTTTCTTGCAAATATTATCCACTCAAAAAATATAATATAGAATTTCTAAAAAATTATGGTGAAAAGGAATTATCAATTATTAAGAGAGAAAATAATATTGAGCAAGTGAAGAAATCTGTTGTAGAAAATAAAACTACTAGTACTTCCAACTCTTCTATTAGTGCTCCTAAAGCTCCTAGAAAAATCACAACTGCTGCCACTAAAATCCAAACCACTCCCAGAAAAACTTCAACATTTACTAGTAGAACATCAAAAAAATAATTTTATAATTATATAATATGAATATTGATTGTTTAATTCCAGTACATAACAAAGATTTTCATTCTTTGAATTATTGTATAAAGGGAATAAGAAACAATATTTTAAATCTCAACAATATTTTTGTAGTTTCTAATGAAGATCCAAAAATTGATGGAGTCATTTATATAAATGAAAGTAAATATGATGAATATGTGAGTTTACAAAAAATTATTGAAAGGTATGACAGGGAAAAATCAAATTTTACTTATAGAAGTGGATGGATTTATCAACAATTTTTAAAATTATTATCATCAAAAGTAATTCCAGAACTTACTGATTCTTATTTGGTTGTTGATTCTGATACAATATTTCTTAGGCCAATTTATTTTGATCCTAGAAAATTTTATTATTGTAGGGCAGATGAATATCATTTGCCTTATATTGATACAATAAAAAAATTACTAGGAATTGAAGACACTATAGGGTTTTCGACAATTTCTCATCATATGATTTTTGATAAAAAAATAATGAATGAGATGATAGAATTTATTGAAAAAAACTTCAATTCAAATTCTATCTATGAATGTGTTATGAGTGTAATTGATTATAATCAATTATCTTCTATTAGCGAGTGGGACTTATATTCCAATTATATTATTAAAAAACATCCTCATATTTGTGAGGAAAGGCAATTATTTTGGCAAGATATATCATATGTCCCATGCCAAAATGATTTAAATCATTTAAAGGAAACATTAGATTTTGTATCTTGTCATTTTTACTTAAGAGAAAAACAAATTATGTCAAATTATGTTCATTGTCACATAGGAAAAATACCATCATATCTTATTGATTCTTTTAAAAGCATTTACGAAGTTGACCCATTTTCCAGATTGATTCTTATTACGGATCAAAACATTGAAATTGATGGTGTGGAAATTATTAAAGTTAGTGATATTTCGTCAGAACAAACTCGCAATGTTTTGCAGATGAGTTTGTTTAGTGATGATGATAATATGTTATGGAGAACATCTATTTTTAGAGTTTTTCTTGTTCGTGATTGTATTAAATATTTGAATTTAAAAAATTGTTACCACTTTGATTCTGATGTATTGCTTTTTGAACCATCATCAAAATTTGAGAATCTTATTTGCGATGATGATGGATTAAGTGTTACCTATCATACTGAAGATGAGATAGTATTTGGTTTTTCCAAGTTTGGCTGTATTGAAAAGATAGATGAGATTTGTAATATATTAAGTGAACTTGTTTTCGATGAAGATAAAAGAAAGGAATATTTTTCCATTATGCCAAACGAAATGCAATTGCTTGGTGGAATTTATAAAAGAAGACCTGATCTTATTAAAAGATTGAATGTTTTTCCTAATGAAGATGGAATTGTTTTTGATCCATCATCTTACGGTCAGTTTTTTGGTGGAACTCATAATGGAGATCTTCCTGGTTGGTATGGAAATCATCATGTAGTCGGTAGAGAAATAGGAAATAATATTTTGCATCCTATTATTATTGATAATAAACCCTATGTCGAAAAGGATGGAAAAAAATATCCACTAGTTAATTTGCATATTCATTCAAAAAATACGGAAAGGTTTACTTATCATATAGAACCAGAAATTAATTTGAAAATAGAGCAAATATATCCTGGATCTGAAATGCTTCCATACGAAAGATATAAGTTGTATACTTGGGTTTCCGAACTCATAAAACCAAGAAATGTGTTGGATGTTGGGTGCGGAGTTGGTGGAGCAACTTATTATATTTCCGAAGGAATGAAAAAATGCAAGTCAAAAGGAAAAGTTTATTCTTGCGATCCCGAACGCAGCCCATCTCAACAATTTTTTAGAAATCAGAATAATGTTGTTTATAATTCAATATATTCCGATGAATTGATTTTAAAATTAATAAAAGATAACATTGAATTAGATTATGTATTTTTTGATGGACCGGAAGATCCTGATGTTGCTATGAGAGATATTCTTTCTTTGGAAAAATATATTAAACGTGGTTGCTATTTTACGATGCATGACTGGGAAACAGTCACTAGAAAATACGATGGGCAACTTTCTACTAAGTCTAAAAAAATTAGGAAATATATGGAGAATAATTCTTTAGTTTGGCAACCTGTTGAAATTTTAGAAGGAGTTAATAGTTCTGATTCTGTAGGATTATGTCTTTATAGGTTTTTGGGTAGATGATTACTTTTCCTCATATTGGATTTCTTGGTAGACTTGGAAATCAAATGTTCCAATATTCTGCATTATTCTCTTTATGTAAAAAATATAATCTAGAATTTACTTTGTCTAAGATTGATTGTGAGTTATATAAATGTTTTGAATTAAATGCAAAAATATTATCATATTTTAATTCTGCATTTTCCGTTCCTAATGATTTGTCTCCTGATATAATAAAGAGTGGGCATACTATCACGATAGAAAATGCAGATCAAACTAATAAACTTTTCAGTACTGCATTTGATTTGAATTTTTATAATCAAAATCATGATAATAAAAGTATTCTAGGATTTTTTCAGAACTATAAATATTTTTTTGATTTTGAAGATTCTCTAAGGGACGAGTTTGCATTTAAAAAAAAGTATGATAAGATAGCAAATAATTATCTTTCGACTAACTTTAATCAATCAGAAATTATATCCTTGCATATAAGAAGAACGGATTATATAAATTCAGATCTTCTCAATAATCTTGATATAAATTATTATGAAAAGGCATTGCTATATTTCGATTCTTCTTTGCCAGTATTAGTTTTTTCGGATGATCCTAATTGGTGTCAAGAACAATTTATTTTTTCTGATGATAGATTTTTTATTATGAAAAGCAATGACACATATATTGATCTTTGTTTAATGTCTAAATGCGATTATCATATTATAGCTAACAGCACATACAGTTGGTGGGGATCCTGGTTAGCAAAAAGTAAAAAAACAATATCCCCAAATCAGTGGTTTAAACCACACTATGAATTTTTAGATTCTGATGGATTAAGATTACCTCATTGGATTAGTATATGAATGTATCAGTAATTTGTGCTTGCAAAAATCGAAATAATGCACTAAGAGTTTCTTTGAATTCTTGGTTAGCGTTTGATGAAATAAAGGAGATCATTATTGTTGATTGGAGTTCTGATGAACCAATTAATTATCTCACAAAACTAGATAAAAGAATTAAAATAATTAGAGTTGATGATGAGCAGTATTTTAATCAACCTCAACCACTGAATCTTGCAGCAAGTATTGCTACTGGAGATTATATTCTTAAGTTGGATTGTGATTATATGATCAATCCTTATTTTGATTTTTTTGAATGTTATAACATAGATGAAAATTCTTTTCTTTGCGGGCAAGATTCTTATGAGTGTAGGCATGAATATTGGGATGAAAATTTAAAAGCATACGCTGTCAATTTCCATGGAATGGATGTTGGTGAGTTGATGAAATACTCTCATACATATAGTCCTTTATTCAAATATCTAACTGGACTTTGTTTTGTCTCTAGAGAAAACTATTGGAAAGTCGGTGGTTATGATGAACGCATGGGTAAGTATTATGCATATGAAGATGATCAAATGACTAAAAGATTGTCTATGTTAGGATTGGAGTGTAAAAAGTTAGTTCATAATTATAATATTATTCATATTCCTCATCCGGATAAAAAAAGGTATGAAAATTTTGAAGGGTATGGCGAAGAATCTGATGATAATAATATTGAGAATGTAAAAAGAAAAATCTCAGATCCTAATACTTCAGATTCCGATAGATGGAATTTGGAATATCTTTTGGCAAAAATGAATATCGAACATAATGAAAATCTTTTTTCTGATCTTGAGGATTATTACATTGAGAGAATTTATGATTGGGAGGTCATAAATATGGATGATCAAAATTATATTGCTTTTAGGAAAGAAGATGTGAAAAAATTAACTGGATTGAATACAGTATACTATACTACTCTAGAAGAAAGTATTGATAGAAGAAAAAAATTAGAAGAATCTTTAAAAGAACATGGAGTAAAAAATATTAGATCTATTGTTTCTAAAAGATTTGCAGAGTGTGATGATATAGTTACCGGCAAATATGCGGATACTCTTAATGACGGTACTAAAGGTTGTTGTGTCTCTCACTTGAAGGCAATTAAAGAGTGGTATGAAACTACTGATGAAGAATATGGATTCTTCTGTGAAGATGATTTAAGTTTAAATACTTTAGAGTATTGGAATTTCAATTGGAATGAATTTATATCCAATCTTCCGAAAGATTGGGGATGTGTTCAGATGCTTTCCATTCGAGGAGATTATACTGATTTTAAAATTAGAGGTAGATTATGGGATGATTGGTCAGTTACGGCGTATATTATAAAAAGAGAGTGTGCAAAATACGTTATAGATAATCACATTATTGATAATACTTATCATTTAGAACTTAAGGATTCTGATGTTCAACCTTTAATAGAAAATATCATCTATACAAGTGCGGGAAAAGTATATACGATTCCATTGTTTGTTGAAGATGTTGGTTTTAGATCAACTTTCCAAGATGGCGATGGTGATGTTGAATATGGACAAAAGCGTAATCATTATTATGCACATGACTGTGTTATAAATTGGTGGAAAGATTATGGGAAAAATAAAACCATTGAAGAACTTATGAAAAAAACATTCAAGATTAAACTTGTCGAAGATTCGATTGAAGAAAAAGTTGAAAATGTATTAGAAGAAAAAGTTGAAAATGTATTAGAAGAAAATGAAACAAAAATTTTAGTTGATGTATCTAATTCCAATCTAAATGATTTGCTTGTAGCATATGCATTAGATACTGAAAATCCAATTAAAAATTTTAATATGGGGATGTGGTATGAGCATCACCGACACAATGCTCCAGCACTTTCTTTCTTTTTGAGGTGTGCTGAAAGAACAGATGATTTAGATCTCGCTTATGAGGCATTGATTCATGCTTCTAATGCTTATGCTCGCCAAGGAACAAGAGATCAAACAGCAAAAGGTCTTCTTCAGCAAGCACTTTGCATTCGTCCAAAGAGACCGGAAGCATATTATCTTCTTGCAAGATTTTCTGAAAATCGTCAGTGGTGGCAAGACTGTTATATATTCTCTCAATGGGGAATTGATTTTTGTGATTTTGAACTTCCTCCATTGCACACTGATGTGGAATATCCAGGTAAGTATGGCCTTTTATTTGAGAAACAACTTTCTGCTTGGTGGTGGGGAAAGGGCGATGAATCTAGAAAACTTCTTCAAGATATGAAGGATAATTATTCTCTAGATAAGGCACATTATGATATGGTATCCAATAACCTTATGAGACTGGGTGCCGGACATATTCCGGAAGAGATTATTAAATATCAAAAACATAAACATGATAATCTGAGATTTAAGTTTCCTGGATCTGAAGAGATTGAAAAGAACTACTCTCAGGCATTCCAAGATATGTTTATTCTTGCTGCAACCAAAGGTAAGACCAATGGACTATATCTTGAGATTGGTGCTCAGCAACCATTCTATCAGAATAACACAGCACTGCTTGAGACTAAGTATGGTTGGGATGGAATTTCTATTGAAATTCTCCCAGATCTTTGCGCTCAGTTTGCCAGAGAACGTAAGAATCAAATAATTTGTCAAGACGCTACTACTGTGGATTATGAGAAGTTGTTGGATGAATTTGGTAAGGGAACTGACTTTGATTATCTGCAGTTAGATGTAGAACCATCTAAAACTACATTTGAATGTTTGTTGTCAATGCCATTTGAAAAATATAGATTTGGAATTATTACATATGAGCACGATCATTATGTTGATATGACTGGATCTTATCGTGATAAGTCTAGAAGATATCTTAAATCGATTGGATATGAGATCTTAGTTGCCAATGTTTCTCCGAATGATAATAGTCCATTTGAGGATTGGTGGTATCATCCGGATCTTATTGATCCCGAAATCGTCAACCAAATGAAGTCTGTATCGGATGAAACAGTTAATATTGTTAAATATATGATCCGGGATTAATAGTCTAGTATGAACAAATACCAAATAAGTAGAGTTCTTGAGGTATTTGATGGTTCGACATTTGAAGGAATAATTGATTTAGGTATGGGAGTTTATCTTAAGAAAAAAATATTTTTATCTGGGATTGTTTCCCCATCTATAAATAATGACAATGAAAAACTATATTGGAAGCAAGCAAAAGATAAATTGCAATATTATCTTAGATATGCTACCAATAGAAAAGTTTACATTCAGGTCGATGAGTATCATAATGATTATGTTTATGGATTTGTTTATACAGATGAATTTGAAGATTCAATAAATTGGATTATGTTTTTATATGGTTATGTCTGGGATAATGGTATAGTACTTCCAGAAGACAATGAAAGAAAAAGAGAAACTTATGTTTTGAATACACCAAGTACGAGGTTAAAATGAGAGATTTACACCCATTAATTCAAAATCTTGCAGAATCAATTTTAGATAGTTGGGGAGGCCATTTTGATGAAGATGATTTGAAAGAAGTGCAACTGCCGGAAGAATTTGGTAGAGTGCAAAAAGAAATTGATGGAGAAGAGCAAGTTTATATTGAAAATTATGTTTGGGAAAGTGAAAAATTTAGAAAAATACATTTGGAAGTTGCCCAAATGAAGTCTGGACTTGACATTCTTCATATTAACATGTATCCTAGATACGACTATGATATTCCTATCTTTGGTGCTGATGTTGTTGCTTCTTCAAAATCCGTAGGTGCTGCGATTGTTGATATTAGTTCTATCAGGGAAGATAGAAGTCTTCCGGAAGAATATAAGATTCTTGATATTGTAGAAACTAATTTTGAAGAAGATAAAAAAATGCCCGACTGGGGTGATGTTTTTTCTGAGTATTGTGTATTTGTTAAACCAACAGAAGATGAATATGAAAAATTCATACATACCGCATTTACATATTTGAATTATCATTGTGCTATCTCTCACAATACTAAAGCAAATCCAGATAATATTTCCATTAATTACGAGGGCCATAAATTTTATTGTGAAAAGCAAAGACAAAATAATAAAACTAGAAAAGTTTTAGAAAGTATATTCGATGTAGAATATGCTGATAAATACATTTCAGAAATGTTGTTTGATTATCCAGAAATTTAATGTCAGAAGCAGAAGAACCAAGAATCCAAGAGGTTATCCACAGTATTAAATATGCAGATGAACCTCAACAGCAAATCTATGAAGATAACGAACCTAAATTAGAAGGAATTGATCTGGATGATGAACAAGCAATTGCCAATTATTATTTGGCAAAAAATAATCAAATAGACCCAGACCAACTTGAAATTGAAAAAAAAGAAGAAGAACTTTTTGAAGAAATTAAAAAAGTTGTAAAAAATAAAAGTACTCTTGCTGAATATCTGACAAATCTACATGCTTCAATTGAGGTTATGGAAGAAAGGATTTATGAGTTAGAATTGAAATCTGAGAAAAAAGAAAGGGAATCTGTATCTAATATTAGGAATAACCCTTCCGGATTATCTGCAAAAGGTATAGGTCAATTGCCATTTAATTTATTTTAATTCTCTATCGGTATATTAATATGAAATTTACAGTTTATTCTAAAGATGGATGCCCGTATTGCACAAAAGTCAAACAAGTGCTAGAGTTAGCAGAACTACAACATGTAGTTTATAAACTTGATGTTGATTTTACGCGAGAAGAATTTTACAATGAATTTGGTCATGGTTCTACATTTCCTCAAGTTATTGTAGATCAAGAACATATTGGTGGATGTACAGATACTGTTCAATATCTTAGGGAGAATAATTTAGTTTAATGGTTAATAATATTCATGAAGTTTATATTGATGTGGAAAAAGCAATTGATTATGCTTTTACTGGACAGTTTGTTTTGAAATTTTATGATTACCTAAAAGTCCGTGGAACAAAAAAAATTGAAATAGATGAGTTTATTGAAAGTAGTACTGCTAATGAAATAAGTAATCTTATATTAGATCTTAATGATTATATTGAAGGTGGTTCAGATGAAATTCATAAACAACTTCGTGAAGCCTATGGACATATTCCAAAACCGCAAGCAAGAAAAATTAAAAACTACCTTCATGGCATACTAGAAGATGCCCAAAAATATAGTCATGATAAGAGGCCAGGACGACGAAAAAAGAAAACTAAATAAGACAGATCCCCAAATTAATAGGGGAGTTGAATTATTATTACGAAATAGGAGAAGAAAATCAGAAAAACCAAAAACTTTTCAAGTGAAGTTTGGTAAAATGATTTCTCTTTTCCGCAGAGAGTTTCATTTTTTTATCAACTTTCACTTTGATATTAAAAAAAAGTAAACTCTCTGGAGAAAACAAATGGAAACAGCATACGTAATCACATTTATTACAATGTTTACATTGCTATTTTTTATGACAGGAGGTATAATTGGTTGGTTGGTATATAGACATCTTTTAGAAACGAGACCTCCATATCTACATCCAGAGTTTTTTGATGAAAATGGGCAGGTGATACCTGACGAAATAGTAAGTGTACGCTTTGAAAACAACTATGACTACGACTACGACGAAGAAGAAGGTGCCGACGACTGAACAAATAATCGAATCCCTTCCTACAAATCCCTTTATTTTTGAAATTTTAGAACTTGTTTCGAAACAAAGAAGTAACTCTAAAAAAGTTGAGATTTTGAAAGCCTATGAGCATGATTCTCTTAAATCTATTTTTATTTGGAATTTTGATCCTACTGTGATTAGTCTTCTTCCCGAAGGAGAAGTTCCATATGCTCGTACTGAAGATCAAAATTTTAAAAGCGGATCTTTGAGTTCTAAAATTAATGATGCCGTTTCCAAAATGGAAGAAATTAATACAAAGTCTTTAGGCGCATCGGATCAAGGAAAATCTACAATAAGAAAAGAGTATGTAAAGTTTTTTAATTTTGTTAAAGGTGGTAATAATACATTATCAACTCTTCGTAGAGAAACTATGTTTATTAACATTCTTGAAGGCCTTCATCCATTAGAAGCAGAAATTCTTTGTTTAGTTAAAGATAAAAAATTGGAAACTAAATATAAGGTAAGTTTTGATAATGTAAAAGAATCCTATCCCGATATTCAATGGGGTGGTCGTTCATGAAAGCAGTTATTGGGGAAAAAGTACAAATGGCAGAATACAATGAAACTCAATCAATGATTCTGCCTCATGAATATGGATGTGAAATTATTCTTGAAAAGACTAATGTAAATAAAGCAAAAGACTCTTCATTTCCTAATGATGCATACTTAATCTGGTATGTTGTTGACGGTCAAGAGTATATTGATCTAACTCGCAGCGCAAAAAGAGTAAATTTATTTGATATGTATTATGATAAGTATGGCCCAGGATCTGTACGAAAAATTGATTTTGGATATGGTAGAACAAATCCAAGATTGTGGGGATATAAGCAATCTGATAAAAAGAAAAAAAGATGAGTGAAGGATTTAAAGGTTTTTCCAAACCAGAAAATGATAAAGAATTTAAACTTTATATTAAAAATAAAGAAATAAAAAACATTATTAACCAATATAAAAAACTTAAAAAATATCAAAAATCATCTATTTTTGAAATTGAAAAACTTTCGGGTCAAGAAACAAGAATAGATAAACTAATCAACGAATACGGAATAGACCCTGAAGCAATTGAATAATGGGAAAACATTATCTTCTTAATTTATATGGATGCTCATTTGTTCTTTTAGATGATGAGCGTTGTCTTATAGACTTATTAGAAAATGCAGCAGTTGCTAGTGGTGCTACTGTAATTCAAACTATCTCTAACAAGTTTGAACCACAGGGAGTCACTGTAATTTGCTTATTATCTGAAAGTCATATTAGCATTCATACTTGGCCTGAAGAAGGTAAAGCAGCAGTAGATGTTTATACTTGCGGAGATTGTAACCCTAAAATTGGATGTGATATCATCATCCAACAACTTTATGCCCAACACCATACACTTAGTTATATAGAACGTTAACTAAATACGTTATAATTGGAGAATATTATGCTTTCTACTCAATATCGTTTGCGACTTGAAGAAATTTGTCAAAAAATTATACTTCACGAAGAGGTGAGTTTGGAAGATATGATTTGGGCAGAAAAACTTGCCAAAGCAAATCGTTCTGCTGCTACTATTCTTCGTCAAGCGAGAAGAAGAGCAGAAAATCCTGACATGCAAGAAGGCGACTTGGATGATTTCATGAATCAGTTGGACCTTGGTGGATTAGGTCACGAAAGATTTGGTAAACGTGGTTTTGATAGTATTGATGATATGGTAGATTGGTTTAAACGAGATGACGATGAAACTGATTGGAGGCAAAGAGATTGACCTACGATGAGTTCATTGGTAAGAGTCATGAATATTATATGGATATGGTGCGTCTTATAGACATAAAAACTAAGCATCGTATGACATTGAGTAGTGAAGAAAAACAAATAAATCAATTTATTTTAAAAGTTCAAGAAGATAATAGAATTAATGAACTAAAAAATAGATTTGAAAAGTGTTGGCAAATTGAAGAATGAAATCTTTAATTCTTATTGCTTGCTTTTTACCACTTGTTTTGATATGGTTGATTATGAAATTGTCAATATGGATTGCTGCTATTACTGAAGAGCAAAAATATGTCAGAGAAGAATCCAAACGACCACATGGACCATACTTGGAAAATGTATATGCTGACCTTGATGAAGAGGAAGAAAATGATTGAAGTATCAGAAACCATTGACAAAGCAATCTGGGAATGGTATTCTGAGCGTGGTTTAGATGTTCCTGATTGGAAATATGAAAAAGATCCTCAATGGTGGATAGATTACCTTGCAGAACTTGACAAAGAAGAATAGATAGTTTATAATTTCTGGATATATCTTCCTTATCATGGACTATAAACCCTACACTGTAGAATGGAGTAGAAAGAGGTATCTTTCCGAAGCAATCCAAAAATACTTTGAAGATAATGTATCGGCAGATGTTATTGTTGGTGATATTCTTGATACATTAGAAAATTGGGCTTTATTGCATAAAAATAAAACAAATAAACTTGAAGAAGTAATAAGTAAATTAAAGTAATATAAACCGTAACAAAAGTTACAAAATTACTTGACTACATAATTTATTAAGTCTAAAATGACTTTACGTTCAACCAGGTAACTGGTCGCAAGTAGGACGGCGGAACGGATCGTTCATTCGCTATTCGCAAATAGCGAACGCAAACCGCCCGAAGGAACGGGGCCTAAAAATCTCATTTCTTTGGAGGAAATCCCAATGTCTAAAGTAGTCTATCGCGGCGTAGAATATGATACCCAGAAGCGTCTGGAGTATCAACAACAGATGGCACAGCAACCTCAACAGTACAACGAAACATATCGTGGTGTTAAGTTCGTAAAGGAGGGTCACAAGTGATGAAAAAACTCAATGTACTTCAACTCATCAAAGAGCAGAAGCAAAAAGAGCAACGTCGTCATGAAGCACTTCTTGCAAATGCTGGAGCAGGAAAATGATTCCTATGATTGCAGCTATTGCAGGCGCATCAACAGCATTCATTTATCTGATATATATTGAAGTTCTATTACTAAATAGGTAGTGGAAAATTACCGTTATCACTATGATGATATGGACAAGGACAATAGAGGTCCTGCTTGTTATCTTTTAACATATCGTGGATGTAAATATTGGTCTTGCTATCGTATTCATCTAGTGGAATGGTTTGAAAAAATGTTTAAATCTGAGGGGTCTTGACACTCCTCTTTTTTTTAACTATAATTCACCCTATATGAGTTTATAAAATGGATAAAGAAAAACTCAAGTTAATTATTAAAAATCTTGAATCTTTAGTGGAGTGTTTAAAGTCGGAAGTTTATTCGGATGTAGATTCATACAAAATAAATTCCGAAAACATTTCACAATACATCACGGATTATGACGAAGTATTTTATGACGGAGATGATGATGGATATCCCGATTGATGAATTTGAGTATATGAAACCTGAAGTAAAACTTATTAGTGTTACCCCCGAAGCAGAAAAGCACATGGCATATTGTGCTAGGGTAAGTAATCCTTCCAATCAAGAAAACGAAAAATTTTCGGGACTTCTTAAGTATTGTATTCAACATCAGCACTGGAGTATTTTTGAACAGGCAAGTATGACGGTAGAAATCAATACCACTCGTGGTATTGCAGCCCAAATACTTCGACATAGATCTTTTACATATCAAGAATTTTCGCAAAGATATGCTGATAGCACTCTTCTAGGAAAAACTATTCCTCTTCCAGAACTTCGTCGTCAGGATAGTAAGAATCGTCAGAATTCAATTGATGATATTCCTGACTATTTGAGACTGACTCTAACAGAAGATATCCGTGTTCATTTTGAGCACTCCCTGCGCCTCTACAACCGCCTTCTAGAGAAAGGAGTAGCAAAGGAGTGTGCAAGGTTCGTATTGCCTCTAGCAACGCCTACACGCCTCTATATGACCGGTTCTGTGCGGTCATGGATCCACTACATTGATTTACGCTCTGCACATGGTACACAGAAAGAGCATATGGAAATTGCAGAACTAGTACGTTGTATTTTTACTTGCCAGTTTCCTGCAGTATCTGAAGCACTTGGTTGGACTCGTGAAGGGTGTTCTGAGTGCATCGATGCTCCTTCTATTACCATTGAATAAATATCTGCATATAGAATGGAGGTTAAAATTGCCCACATATCCCGTAGTTAATAAGGAAACTGGTGAACAAAAAGAAGTGACAATGAGTATTTTTGATTGGGACCAGTGGAAAATAGATAATCCTCAATGGGAAAGAGATTGGTCCGATCCAAGTACTTGTCCTGCTTCTGCAGAAATCGGTGAAGTTTATGATAAACTTCGTAAATCGCATCCAGGATGGAATGATGTACTCCATAAAGCATCGAAAGTTCCTGGATCAAAAGTAAAACCAGTTTGATAAATATGCCATCTAAGAAAAGAAACACTCCACAAAATCCAGTACCATTTGGAATGAGCAACAGACAAATGAAACGCAAAAAACCAATAAATCTCGATTTGATGAAGGTAATTGAACCTTTAACTGACAATCAAGAAAGTCTTTTTAAGCAATATAAACTTCAACAAAATATTGTTGCGTATGGTGCAGCTGGCACTGGCAAAACTTTTATTACTCTTTATAATGCACTTCGTGATGTTCTCGATGAAAAAACACCATACGAAAAAATTTATCTGGTAAGATCTCTTGTTGCAACAAGAGAAATTGGATTCCTTCCCGGAGATCATGAGGACAAGTCCTCTCTTTATCAGATTCCTTACAAGAATATGGTAAAATATATGTTCCAAATGCCTGACGATCCTGCATTTGAGATGCTTTACGGAAATCTTAAAACTCAAGGTACAATTAGTTTTTGGAGTACTTCTTTTATTCGTGGAACTACTTTGGATGATGCAATCATTATCGTTGATGAATTTCAAAACTTGAACTTTCACGAACTTGATAGTATCATTACTCGTGTTGGTGAAAATTCTAAAATCATGTTCTGTGGTGATGCGACCCAATCAGATCTTGTAAAAACTAATGAGCGTAATGGTATTGTTGATTTTATGAGAATTTTGAGAGCAATGCCTTCAATGTCCATGATTGAATTTGGTATTGAAGATATTGTTCGTTCTGGTCTCTGCAAAGAGTATCTTGTTGCTAAAATGGAATTGAATTTATAATGTTTAATCATATTGAGTTGAATCTTCCCTCTCTCGATAGGGAAATGATTGATGGAGTTCGTTATTACAAAGTTCCTGGAAAAGAAGGACTTCAAAAGTTTGTATCAATTACATCGGTAATCAGTCATTTTAGCAGAGAAAAATTTGCCGCATGGAGAAAAAGAATCGGTGATGAAGAAGCAGATCGTATAACTCGTAGAGCAACAAACAGAGGAACAGATGCACATACACTCATTGAGCAACACTTAAAAAATCTTGATCTTAGCTCTGATGTTCTTCCTATTTCAAAACATCTTTTTCAAGTTGCAATTCCTGCCCTTAAGCGTATAAATAATATTCACGCACTTGAGGGTTCTCTTTATAGTCAATACTTAGGTATTGCAGGGACAGTTGACTGCATTGCAGAATTTGATGGAGAACTTGCGATAATTGATTTTAAGACATCTAAACAACCTAAACCAAGAGATTGGATTGATGGATATTTCGTTCAGTGTTGTGCTTATGCATGTATGCTGCATGAACTTACTGGGTTATCTGTAAAAAAGTTTGTGATTATTATGACTTGTGAAAATGGAGAAGTAGAAGTATACGAAGAATATAATAAAACAAAGTACATTAGATTACTCATTCAATATATTAAAAAATTTGTAAACGATAAAACAACTTGACTTTACTTTAATTTTAGTTTAAACTGAACAAAAGTTGAGGAAATAGATTGCACATCACTGTATTGGGTCAAATGGAGAACGAATTAGAAAAAGCACTAGAGAATAAGTTTTTTTGTCCTTCTCGGTTTGCGCAAGAGATTGAAAACCTTGTTCAATATAATCAGGACATGAGTTATATTGATGCTATAATTCACTTTTGTGAAAAGAATAGTATTGATGTTGAGTCCGTTCCAAAACTTATTTCTAAACCATTAAAGGAAAAAATAAAATACGAGGCTATGGAATTAAACTTTTTGAAAAAAACTTCTCGTGCCAGATTAGTTTTTTAAATCCATTTTTGGGGCAAAAATTTTCCCGGAAAAAATCCATATATTACTTTTTTTGAATGGCTCCTTTTGATACTTATAAAACATATCTTGCCCTGAAGAATCATTTTACGAAAGATACTTATGATTATCACAAGTATCAAGGTAAGAGTCGTGCATCTCTTCAGTCATTTTATAAAAGGCGTGATAGATTTTGGTTTGAAAAATTATCGAGACAAAAAGAAGATAAAGAAGTTGTTAATTTTTTTGTAGCAAATTTTGTTTCTTGTACTGATCCACAGACAGTGTGGATTGGAGAAATGATTAAAGATGGTGAGTCCAAGTATACATCTTGGCAAAAAAGGGTACAATCTCTATCTTATTTGTTTAAAGAAGAGTCGCAACAGTTATTTGAAAATAAATTTAATGAAATATTTGACTGTTCTAAGGGACATCCATTACTTTTAAAAAATTTCTTAGTTGGTAATATTAGCATAGAAACTATGGTAATATATGATAAGATTTTTTTATTTAGAAAGAACTTTGATAAAAAACTAAAAGATCCTGTATGGGAAACTGTAAGTTTAAAGATAAAAAAATATTCTCCCTTCCTACATATAGATGTATTCCATTACAAAAAAATACTTAAACAGATCGTAGGAGGAACATGAGTTTTTTTGATTCCGAACTTGTCCGTGCAGAGATGAGTGAAATTTCAACATTACAAGAAGACATTTATAAAAATGTCTTCGAGTTTCCTAATATGAGTAAAGAGCAAAAATTATTTCACGTTTCTCTTTTAGAAAAACTTTTGAACAAGCAACAAGTCCTTTATACTCGATTAAAACTTTCTGATGATCCTGAAGCAATTCAGATGAAAGAAAGGATTAAAGATTCTGCCCAGATGATGGGTCTTCCTGCTAACGTGGATATGAATGTCATATTCAATAACATGACACAATTGCTTGAAACAATGAAAGAACGTATTGACAAAACAAGTTCTGATCTGTAAAATAAAGGAGTACACAAAGGCCAAATCCTATTAATACGAGGTACAAATGTCATTTCAAAATCTTAAAAAGCAATCTTCTCTTGGTTCTCTAACGGAAAAACTGGTAAAGCAAGTAGAGAAGATGAATACCACTTCGAGTGGTGTTGATGATCGTCTTTGGAAACCAGAGATGGATAAAACTGGTGTTGGTTCTGCAGTAATTCGCTTCCTGCCTGCCCCTGATGGCGAAGAACTTCCTTGGGCAAAAATGTATACTCATGCATTCCAAGGTCCTGGTGGTTGGTATATTGAAAATAGTTTGACTACTATGGGTCAAAAAGATCCAATTAGTGAGTATAATCGTGGACTGTGGAATAGTGGTAGTGAGAAAGATAAAGAAACTGTCCGTAAGCAAAAGCGCAAACTTTCTTATTATTCCAACGTTTATGTTGTGAAAGATCCTGCAAATCCTGCAAATGAAGGAAAAGTATTTCTCTTCAAGTATGGTAAGAAAATCTTTGATAAGATTCTAAATGCTATGCAACCAGAGTTTGATGATGAAGATCCAATCAATCCTTTTGATTTCTGGCAAGGTGCCAACTTCAAAATTAAAATCGTAAAGAAAGATGGATATTGGAATTACGATAAGTCTGAATTTGATCGTGTAGGTTCTCTACTTGATGATGATGATGCTATGGAGGCAATTTGGAAGAAAGAGTATTCTTTGACTGCTATTACTGCACCCGACCAATTTAAGTCGTATGAAGAACTTGAAAAGCGTATGAACTATGTTCTTGGTTTGGGTGGCACTACTTCACCTTCCCGCTCCCGTGCAGTTATTGAGCAAGAGGATGACCTTGAAGATTTTTCTCAAACACCTTCAGTTCAAGATCGTGTCGTAGAAGAATTAGAGCAATCTTATGCTCGATCTAAAACACCTTCACTTCCCAAGATTACCCAGGAAGATGAGGATGAAGATGATGCGATGGCGTATTTTCAAAAATTGGCGGAATAAATAGTGATGCCTTAATTGACTAGCATCTTTAAGGTTGGAGGAGAGAAATCTCCTCCTTTTTAATATAAATAATATCGCTAGTCAATTTAAGAGCAGTTATGAAACTCAAAGAGTATCATTATGTCTATTATTCCTATGAGGAATACGGTAGAGGATATATTGGATCAAGAACTTGTAAGTGCTTACCAGAAAAAGATATAAAGTATTTTGGTTCTTTTAAGGACAAAAGTTTTAAACCAACTCAAAAGATAATTCTAAAAACTTATGCTACAAGAGAGGAGGCATATGTTAATGAAATTATCTTACAAGAATATTATAAAGTAGTAGAAAATCCTTATTTTGCTAACAAAGCATACCAAACTTCTACTGGATTTAGTAGGAAAGGTATGATTCCTCATAATAAAGGAAAAAAAATGTCTTTGGAACAAAGAAAAAAGTTGAGTGATGTTTGTAAAGGAAGAAAAATAAGTGAGGAAACTAAAAATAAGTTAAGTAAAAAACTCAAAGGGAGGATTTTAACCGAAGAACATAAAGTAAAAATTGCAAACTCAAATCGAGGTAAATCAAAAACTATAACAGAAAAAAGAAAACAAGCAGATATTCAAAGAGGATTAACATTAAAAGGAAGACTTGTAGGAGATAAAAATCCAACAAAAAGACTAGAAGTTAGAGAAAAAATTAGCAATTCCTGTAAAGGAAGAATACCTTGGAATAAAGGAAAATCTGCACCAGAAATCTTAGGAGCAAAACATCCAAAAGCAAAAAGAATTGAATTTGAAGGAATTATTTACGGTTGTGTAAAAGATGCTTTAAATGCTACTGGAAGATCGAAATATTATATCCAAAAGTATTCCACTTATCTTTAAGAATAAAGTCTAATATTATCACCACGCTTGAGGTTCTCAGATACATACTGCTGAGAACCTCTTTTATATGGCATGATATCGTCCAGATCATTAAAGATCACATTTAAGTATCTTGGTTTTAAAATAAAAATATTTCTCTTTGATTCATTTAAATTAGTTTCATACTCATAGTTCGTAACTTCTCTTACAAAATTTATTGAAGGAACTAGATTTGAATATCCGAGACCAGGATCCCAGTATTCATAATAGTAAGAGTTCCCTGCAAAAGTTGAATTTTCAGAAACATAAAAAAGAACCGATTCTTTTTTTTGACTTGAAAGAGTTGGGGATGCAATAATTGGAGCAGTTGGAAGTTCGTATCTAAATGCAGTTACACTATCAATATCACCTCCACCTGATGCAAGTGCATCTGATGATAAGATTTCTGTGACTATCTGAGCTCCATTATATTCATTTTCTACAACATCAGCAATAACAACTTGATTTCCAACCTGTAAATTGGGAATACCATTTAACATATAAACGGTTACTGTTGTTGATGAGTTTACAGAATCGCCTGATGAAATAGCAGCAATCTGAGAATTGATAAATTCTACAAAGTTTCCATTGCTTTTCCATGTTGGAGAAACTTGAATACCACCTTCTAAGACTGTAATACCTAATGAATTTTTAATTTCTGTAGTTTCATAATGGCGAACATTATAAAGATTATCATAAGAACCATATTTTTCTAGTAAAAATTTATCAAATGCATTTTGTTCTATTGGCCACTCTGATTGTATATTTAAAATGTTATTAGAGAGAAGAACAACCCAATCTAATGTTGAATCTCCATAAAATTTATTAGCAACATTATCAGGTCTTTCATCACCAATAATGGAATACTTTTCAAAGAATGCAAGATTTTCAAAAATATCTTCTCTTAGTTTGCCACGTTTAAATAAATTTTTAACAGGGATATACTCTGAAATATATGTTTCTCCAGGATTCCTGGAGATATAGTCGAAGTTTGGTACTTTTCTGAAGTAAGATGCCATTTTTAGTAACCTATTAGACCATCATCACTTTGTCCATAATCATCATCAAATAGAGGTTCAATTTCACCAAAGGTTAATGTCATATCATATTGAGTCATTGCTCCATCTTCATATGTTGCATAATTTCCTGCTGGAGTGTAATTCACAACACAATTTTGTAATGCACATGTTTTTATTTTATTGATATATCTATGTTCTTCATTTTTATTGTAGTATTGTATATCAAAAATATTTGGACTCTTTAAGAAAAGATCTCCTTTACTTCTTTTCACCGACATTCCCTGTTTGAAGAACCTTATAATTTTTCTTATCTCTTCAGATTCTTCTTTGTAGCGAGCAGACATTGAAAATGTAAAAGTAAAAGAACGAAGTGCTGGCCCTTGGAATAATAATTCTAAATTATTATTCAGAATTGCACCTGTTGCCCTTGTCAAAAATCCTTGATTTCCCCCTGCTGCTTGCGATGCAAATCCTGCCGCTAATCCTGCAATAGCGTCATTTTTATTTTCTCTTATACCTTTTGCAATAGTCTCTATGCTTTCGCCCACTCCTTCCGGTCCTTTCATTATTCCAGCCAATGCAGCTGCAGCTGCAGCTGCTTCTAGGGCATTCATTGAATTTTCTCCCCAAGAAACTCCATTAGAATCGGAAATTGTTGGTTGAATAGGAAGCATTACTGTTCCCATTGATTTTCCTTTGTTTGAACCTGAAAATGCACCTAGTCCTGAAGT